ACTCCGACTGATAGGGCGTCGGAAGCCATCTTTGAAATCTGTCCGAATACCCCAACTCCGGAAGTCTCGGATACTGAAATTGTTACCGTGTCGGAGGCGCTAATCTGTGTAACATTCAGCACAGATGAGGAATCTGCAACAGATAGGGTTAGAGAGTCTGCTGCGGCCTGGGCCACGGTGACCTGGCGACCCTCAGTTACAGTCAACGACAGCGCATCATTAGTGCTAATGTTAACAGTTACGCTTGATGCTTCATTGACGCTTAGGCTTGGGTTATCTGTTGTCGCAACGAAAATACCTATTGGAGAGGATACATCTGTTACGGTTAGGGACAGGGTATCGCTTACTCCCGGCCCGGAGGTTAGGCTGCTTGAATCCGCCACTGAAACAGTAAGGGAGTCGCTGGCAACCAGCGGAACGGTAACCGCGCTATTGTCAGATACAGCGATACTTAGGCTATCTGAACGAGATAGCGTAGAGGTTGACGACGATGTATCGGAAACGGTAAGGCTAAGGCTATCAGAAGCAGCAACCGTAATTCCGGTTGTGCTTGTTCCTTCGGTAACCGTTAGGGTCAGGCCATCAATTGCAGACTTATTTACAAATCCAGTATCAACGGAAGATACATCGGCTACAGTCAGCGATAGGGCATCTGTAGTTGATATTGGGACGGTAACCGCTGAAACATCAGATACAGATACACCTAGAGCATCTGTCGTAGAGATTGTGGACTTGCTAGAACTGCTATCTGCTACAGAGATAGATAGACCGTCCGTCGTTGCCACATTTGATGTACTTGAAGATACATCAGCCACGGATAGTGTCAGGCTATCAGAAGCGACAATTGGAACTGTCACCGCTGATACATCGGCAACAGATAGTGTAAGCGAATCTACGCGACTCAGAGTGCTTGTAGATGTAGATACATCGGATACGGATAGCGTCAGCGCATCCGTCGTATTAACCTGAACTGTAACAATTGAGGTTCCCTCGGTGACTGTTAGGCTTAGGCTATCGGTTGTAGACGGTGTTCCTGTTCCAGCACTTACGTTACTCGTTTCAGCGACAGTCAGGCTCAGAGCATCTGTTGTAGAAATTGGCACAGAGACAGCAGAGGAATCTGCGACAGAGATACTTAGTGCATCTGTAGAAGCAAACTGTGCGGTAACGGCAGATACATCAGATATGGAAATGCTTAGTGCATCTGCTGTAGATACTTGCACCGTAACTACACTAGCACCCTCAGTTGCAGTAATTGATAGGGCATCAGTTGTGTTGACAAGGGTCACGATTGTTATGACTCCCGCGCCCTCCGTTACCGTCAGGCTTAAACCATCCGACGTATTAACGCTTGATGTAGATGAGGATGAATCAGATACGGTGAGGCTCAGGGCATCGGTCGTATTGACGCTAGATGTAGATGTAGATACATCGCTCACAGATAGTGTCAACGAATCTACAGTAGTAATCGGTACTGTAATAGCAGATACATCGGCTACGGATAGTGTAATCGCATCTACGGTATTAATATTTGACGTAGATGAGGATACATCTGATACTGAGATTGATAGGGAGTCGGTTGTTACTATATTTACTACAACAGATGATGTATCAGCAACAGTTAGAGATATAGCGTCTGTTGCGTTAACTGATGTTGGGGCAACTCCGCTACCAAATTTATTGACTGGGTATGCAATTGCTGCATAAGCACCCGATCCGGTCCAGGTCCATGATGGCGACCCTGTTGTCTGCGAGGTAATGGACATAAATGTAGAAATGGTAGATGATACAGAACGAATAGTGGTCTGTGACCCTCCCGCTGTCTGAGTTGCCTTACCAACAATACCACTTAGTAGGAATGCTCCTGAGACACCAGAAATAGTAGATGATGTACCAGCGGTGTTTATATCAGACCCGACCGTGCCAAATGGATTTACTGTATCTGCTCCAATAAGAGATACACCTACAACATCCATCTGAGTATTACCAGTCATTGTTGAAACAATGTTTGCAGTACCCACGGTAGGATTTATCATATACCATAGTTCAATACGTCGGTCTGTTCCGCTCGCGCCAGACGAGGCATTTCCAAGGAATGCCATTGTCGTACCACCATATGTGACACCGGTAATAGGAACGCCTGAGACTGGAATACCAACTGCTACAACCAGGAGGGTTTCGCCTGCGGCAACAGTATGAGATACCGTTACTGATGTTGCGCCAGGAGTTGATCCTGATGATGTATTACCAACTGTTACCGGAATGATGGATTCTACCACTGAAATCGTTAGGGAGTCAGTAGTTGAAATGGGGACAGTAACCGCAGATACATCTGTAACGCTCAGAGTCAGGGCGTCTGTGGTAGTGATAGCCACGGCGACGGCTGAGGTTTCCGCCACTGAAATAGATAGGCTATCTGTGGTAGCCAGGGCATTTGAAATGGCTAGGCTGCTCACGTCGCTTACAGCGACGGTGAGGCCATCTGTGCTAGAGAATTGATTTTGTACTGCTGATGTGCCCTCGGTTACGGTTAGTGACAGCGCATCAGTTGTAGAAATCTGTACTGTAACCAGGCTCGCACCCTCGGTAACCGTGAGACTGAGGGCATCTATTGTCGATAGCGGATTGTTGATTGCTAGGGAACTTACGTCTGAAACAGATAGGGTTAATCCGTCTGTGGTCGTAAACTGATTGGCAACAGCGGAGGTACCCTCAGTTACAGTAAGAGTTAGGGAATCTGTGGTATTAACATTTGATGTAGACGATGAGACATCTGACACAGATAGTGTCAATGCATCTGTGCGGGACAGCGTGCTCTGTGATGTGCTTGCATCTGCTACAGATAGTGTCAATCCATCAGTAGTTGAGAATTGGGCGGTGACGGCAGAAGAATCTGCTACGGACACACTTAGGGCATCAGTAGTATTGACGTTAGATGTCGAGGAACTTACATCTGCTACGGTAAGGCTGAGGGAGTCGGTAGTAGAAACCTGAACTGTTACATTAGAAGTTTCTGATAATGTAAGAGTTATACTATCAGATGCACTAATAGGAGTGCTACTGACCTTAGCAAATACCAGCATTGCTGCCGACATCTGATCTGCCGTGCCCGTGTGAGTCTGAGTAGTCTCAGCCGTAGATGATGCAGCAAGATCCTTTAGTTCTGCAACGGCAAGTCCTCCACGTCCAGATGACGCAAAGGCAAGAATCTCAGTAAATCCATTTGTATAGGTTGGTGTTCCCGTGTTTGATTGACTTGAATCAATAGAGAAGAATGCTAGGGCTAGACCAATGTTAGAGATTGTTCCCGTAGTTCCGGTAGATACCGCTAGGGTTGTAGTTTCATTTGTTGGATTTGTTGCTGTTCCTAGTGCCGTCCATGTTCCAGTATTAGAGTCACTATATTCAGCAATCCATAATTCATCACCTGCTGCATCTGTTCCTGTATCGTGAGTAAATGTAAATCCTGTCTCTCCGCCCGCCGCGATCTTCCACCCGATCCATGTTGATACAGATGTGGATGTTTGATTTAGAATAACGTTCCAGCCAGTACCCGGAGCAACAACATTCGGAGCACTCTTGTCCATTGCTAGTGCGGCGACGATAATATTGCCAGCAGTAGCAGCGGCACCAAGAGTAGCAGTAATGCTTGTGAATGGAGTGCTATTAGTTCCACTGGCAGTCTGTACACGAGTAAAGGTGCCTGCACCAGTTAGGGATGACGTTTCTGATACGGATAGTGTTAGTGCGTCAGTCCTCGATAGCGTAGATGTGGAAGAACTTGAATCTGCGACGGTAAGGCTGAGGGAGTCAGTTGTTAATACTTGAACTGTTACTGCTGATGAATCTGATACAGATAGAGCCAGGGAGTCTGTTCCAGTAATAGGTGTTCCGCCGATTGGAACACCATTCTTTGTTACGTTAGTTAGGGTATACGAACCGGTAGCATTGTTCTGCTGGAATCCCAGAGTTGGACCGCCAGTAATAGCAATGTTTGTAAATGTCAGTCCAGAAACAACACATGATGTAGTATCAGCCTGGATACGAATATCTGCGATGACCGCTGTGGGTGTTCCAGTTACAGTAAAGTTCTTAATATCTACATTGGTAACGCTATAAGCACCAGTCTGACCATTGTAGATCATAATTGCGCCGTGATTTAAGGTAGTATTAAGTGCCGCATTGGTGATGGAGGTTCCATCAAACGTAACAAGATTTACCGCGCGTGAGGTATATGAAGGTTCTGAGGCTACATATACTCCCGCCGCCTGGGTGTTACTAATCACAGAACTAGTTACAGTAATGTTTGTTCCACCAACGACAGTAATGCCTCGGGCGGCTGATGTATCAACGTGGCTACCAGAAATTGTAATAGTATCACATGATGTTGCATCAGTCTGGTATGACACAACGGAAATACCATCATCGCCCGTATTATATGTTGTACAGTTTGTTACTGTTCCGTGATTGGCACCCTCAGTCATGTGGATACCATCTGCGCGCGTGTTATTTACGGTTACATTGGTAAGGGAGAAGTTATCTCCCATGATATAGATACCAGCAGCAGCGGAACCTTCAATAGTACAGCCACTAAGGCTGACTCCGGTTTTAGTACCAATACGCACCTTCATCTGCTCATACGCAGACCACCTTGTTGTGGTTGATTGCATCTGGAATTTCAAACTTCCAGTCACGGAAATGTTGTTTGCGTTGATATAGAATTCGCTAGTCGCCTCTGCTGTAGCAAGGATGGTTCCGGTTCCCGTAATGGTTCCGCCGTCATTGCTTACAGTCAATACTGCATTGTGAGCATATGTTGCATTACAGGTTAGGGTGCTTCCAGCATCTAGAGCATTAAGGGCAGCCTGTAGTGCTACTTGGTCATTGGTAACACCATCTCCGACAGCACCGAATTGCTCGGGCGTCAAGGCAGTCGATGGTGCTACCCACTGAGTAGGAGTAACTGTTCCGGCGAAAAGACCCATACGGTCAATACGGAATTTATCACCTGAAACGCTGGATGCTCCATCGGCCTGCCAAACGTATGGTGCCATGAATGCAGCACCAGCGGGTGCTGTGAATGTATATGCAAAATCATTCCATGAAGTAGTAGAAGATACAGCATATCCATTATTAACGTTTCCAAGGCTAGTTCCGCCACTATCCCAGAAAGCAATTTGGATAAGAATAGCGGAAGATGTCAGCCAGCCACCAGCGAGGTGCTTTTGTGACCACAGGAAGGTATATGTACCAGGAGAACATGCTGTTGCAGCAGTTACTAGGGATGGCCTTACCGATGCGTCTCCACCGCCCGTTACCGTGACTTCTAGTGCTGCTGTACCCTGCTGGAAATCAGATGTAATACGAGCAATGCTACTAACACGAGTATCTGCTACCCATTGACCAATATTGTTTTCAATAGTGGCTGTATTGTTGCCCATCAAATTGACAATTGGTGGGCCTGCTTTTACTGGCGTTAAGCGCCTTGGCTGTAATGGCTGCGACCTTCCGACTCTAGCCATAGATCATCACCAACTATTCGCGCGCTGAACGGCGGCTGAATTTCCTACAATTTTGGCTGGCCAAAAACGACCAACAGGCGGAGCCTGCTCAATAAATGCTACACCGGAGATTACATAGTCGTCTGCAGTAGCCGCAATCCATCCACCAGTAATTGTTGTTCCAGCGGGGCTGTTAACTGCGGTAAGGCGAGCAAAACCTCTACCAGTATTACCAAGGTCGGTGCTACTAATCAGTGTCCACGCGGGAGTAGTCTGCGGAGTGGCGGTCATAGTCTGTAATCCAGAATGGATTGCTTCATACGCCATATGGGCAACACCTGTTGTACAGCCAGTAAGGGTCAGGGCAGGGTTAGCAGCAGACGTGCTTGTTCCAGTATTACCAGTTCCGATAAGGCCAACTGCCTGACCAGAGGTTACCGTCATTGTTGAAACAGATAGTTGCTTGTCTGTAGCAGCAGTTGTTGTCATTGCTACATTCTGTGTGCCTGTGGCTATGTTGTCAAGGAAGTAAATATATACTGCACCAGGCTCAGTTGCCTCAGAGTCAAAGCGGATACGCTGCATGGCCGCTCCACCATACGTTACACCAGAAACCTCGTCAGTTGCAGTACCAGCCTGTGCGATTAACACAACAGCACCACGAGCCGATGCTGATGCAACATGGCTCGTGGTCTGGGTTCCGGTGGCGACATACGCGGTGGCAGTTGTTGTAACGTCGTGGGCGATAGCCACTCAGGATCACTCTTCCCAGATAACGCCTACGGTCGCATTTACACCGGCAGGCGCGGTCAAACGCATACGCCAGAAACCTGAAACTGGAACATAGAGTTCTCGTCCAAGGGGTGCTACGTAGTGGAAGCCTGATGTTGGGCTAATACGCTTAATAATGACATCTGATGCAGTACCCGCGCCCTCGGCGGTAGTCGAGTGCTTAGTTGTATTTCCAGATGCCGGGGCAGCAGTATTAGTATACTTACCGGGTGTTAGAGTTGTTGCTGTGGTAACAGCGGCAGAGAATCGGCCAACTTCAACCTTGACCGGTACGGCTGATGCGCTGACACCATCGAAATCAACCCACCATTCCACAATACGGATATCCGCAGTAGATGGGGTTGCTATTTCTAGTACAGACTTTGCGGTAGCGGCGACTAGGGCAATAGCATCAACAGATGCAATGTAAAGGCTCATAATGTCGCCGCCTGTGTTTTCAAGATTCCCATTATTCCACCTTTTCTATTAGTCTTTGTAGGTGGCCCCGAAGGGCCACCTACAGAAAGTAGGGATTGCCCGAAGGCATCTATCAGGTTGTTGTTAGTGTTACTGTAAAGACCCAAGTTTGCGCTGAGGTCTTTGTACCAAGTGACTCAACCTTGCGGCTCAACATTGTTCCAGCAGCAGAGGCGTTGAATACGCCCCACTCCTGCCAAGCATAGTTTGCATCGGTTGTTGCAAATGTTGCTCGGTAGGTCACAACGTTAGAGGCTACCTGTGGGTAGGTAGCATCCATGACCTTGCGCAGTTTGTTAGATGCTGCCTGTAGGTCAGTTTGTGCCGCTGAGAATGCTGTTACTGAGTCACCAACACCAATGTAAGTATTGGTGTTGTTAAATGGTGTTGCTGCTGCTGCGTGGGCTGATGCGACCATGAAGTCACGCCCTGCGGTAGTCAATGCCATTATTCTTCCTCCTTGATAATTTCTGTGATTTCTCCATTTTCGATGATGATAGTCTCGACCAGTCTCCCAGACTCAGCGTCAAACTTTTCAAGTCTGCCACTTATTTCTACCATATCAAAATCTATGCCCTCGAAAGGTCCGTCAGTCACGAGTAAAAGTCCTCTAGTTCCTTTTGCATGGCCATACGGAAGCCTTCTTCGTTCTCTAGAATGGAGTTTGCGACATCCTCGGGCACGGCCACGAATGGGTGCTCTCGTGTGAATGTTACTCCGAAAGTATCATATGCTCCGTTTTCACGGACCATTCTTAGGAGAATTAGTGGACCCTCAGCCTTAGGTGGCTCGGGTGTGAACTGGCCTTTGTCGTGAACCTCTGGCTCTGGCTTTTCAGCGTCCAGGCGGTCCTGCCATTCTTTGTACATGGTGAAGTCAATACCCTCGTCCTCAATCTTCTGGACGATGTTCAGTTTACCGCGCACGCCTTCTAGGTCAACGCCGAAGTATTCTGCCGTTTCCTTCAATTTTTTTACATCTAGATCTGTTAATGACATTCTCTGCCTCCTATGGCTCATCTAAATTATAGCATAGTACATTTGTAAAGCCAGCAGGGCCGGGGCGCAAACCCCGGCCCTGCTAATGTGCGTTAGGTAGATCAGGCTACCTTTACGTCCTTTAGAATAACAAGGGCGTCTGTGTTTTCGTACTGGACACCTACGCGAACGTAAGCGGTGTACTCGACAGCATCCTTCTTGTTCTTGTACTCAGACATAACCTGAACTTCGCGCTTGATACCCCAGATACGGTTCTGTGGGAAGGTCAACTCTACGTAACCGTGGTTACCGGTTGCACCTGAGTAGGTGCCGGTAAGGGTCTCGGAGAATAGTGGAACTTCCTTGATCGGAATACCGAATCCGAATGGAGTTACAGCACCGGCGCTACCAGAAAGTGTACCCTGGCCACGAAGAATACCAGATACTACTTCTTCTGGGTTACCCGGTAGGGCTAGAAGAGAGTTCAGGTAATCCTGTGAGACACCAGATCCAGTGTAGAAGCGAAGATCGCCACGACGCTGTAGGTACTTACGAGGCATTGCCTTGATCATTACGTTAAGTGCTGACTTGGTGATTGTGGCACCAGAGTTAGTCTTGACGTAACCACCTGCTAGACCCAACTTACGGAATCCATCGAATGACTTCAATAGGGGGTCGGATGAGAGGGTTGTGTCACCGTTGATTGCTAGATCCTCAATGTCGTTACCGAACTGAGTAGCCATCAAACGAGCGATGTGGTCCTCTAGGTCACCAAACTCGATGTTGTCCTCTAGGGACTCACGAGAAAGTTCCCAATCTAGACGGAGTTTCTTGGTTGTGACGGAAACCTTGGTGAAGGTTGCGTCAGCGTTGACACCATCGTCCACGGCCTCGGTTGCGAGACGTGCAAGACGCTGGCCTACGCCAACCTTGTCAATGTCTAGAGTGTTAGCGCGCATACGGACCTGACGGCCCTCGGTTGCTAGTGTGGTTGCGTCCCACATGTAGTCGATGAAGCGGTTGGACTGTTCTGCGTTTAGCAGACCACCTGAACCGGCAGCGACCTCAGTAGTACGGATTACTTTTTCAAATAGTTCATTTGACACGATTTATTTCACCTACCTTTTCTTTTTGTTTGTATTAGAGACTATCTACGCCGAGGAAGCGCCCGCCCCAAATACTCTTTGTTGTTGTTACTACTTCCTCTGAACCGCCAAGTTCAGAAGACTTCTTCACGGCGGTAGATGAGTTAAACTCTTCTACTCGCGCCTCGACCGCATTTAGATTCTCTGAAAGAGACTCTACGCTCTTGGCTAGATCCGCGTGGCTTGTGCCTAGATCCGCAAACTGTGCCTGCACAGTCTTTACGAATTCTTCGACCGAGGTGCGAATACCCTCAACCTTTGTATTTGACTCTTCTGCGCTCTTTAGGATCGTCTCAGAGACGAACTCACGCATATCATCGAATAGTTTTACAAAGTCAACAGGTGAATCAACAGCCTCAACTTCGGAGCCTTCATCGGCCTTCTCGACCTCATCGGCTACGGCCTCATCGGCAGCGACCTCTGCAACCTCTTCGGCTACAACGGCTTCTTCAACTACTTCATCGGCTTTTTCAATTGGCTCGACTTCTTCAACAGAAGTTGCAATACCTTTGCTCACTTCTATACCTCCTTCGTTGGTGTTTACCTCTACCTGTGTATCAGGTTCAGGATTTAGATATTTCTGTACGACATCCCTAAGAACGTCGGACTTATCTGTATCGGTGGATTCAATCCATCCGATGTTCTCCATGGCTTTATTACATGAAGCACAACTTTGACTGGAATCTGATGAGACTACGGCAATCTGGTCTGACGTGCAGTAAAAGACGTTAGAGACAAGGGTCTCGGTTGCCAATCCTTTATACATCAGTTCTCCTGTATCCGACTTAACGATAGAGAATACATTCGCCAGGCTATTCGCAGGGCTATCTACCAAACTCAGTTCAACTAGGTCATATTCTTGAATAACTCTGATAGTCCTGTTGTTTTCTGCGTCAAAGACGTTTTCTTGCTCCGTGATGTTTCCACCAATAGAGAAGCCAGAGAGGGTTCCGTCAAGCACCTTTTCCCAGGTGTCCTGCGCGCCCTTAGAGACATATACAGTTACGTAGATGCCTCTATAAGTCATATCAGAGTTAAAGTCATAAAAGTCCTTCTGGGTAAATCCAAGTAGGCGACCAGCAGCAATTGGCTGGTGCATTTCTCGGATATTGCCACGGAAGTTTTCAAAGGCGCGAGTGGAGGCTTCTGCGGTACAGATATCTCCTACGCGATCAACATTGTCTAGAGTAGCAAAACCAGAAACGGTACGGTTTTCAGCGTCCACCTTAGAGAAGGGGACTTGAAATGTAATCCGATCAGCGTCGGCTGCCCACGAACTTTTAATGATTTCCATGTTGGACTAAATATAACTTGTGTTCGATTAAAATGCAAATTACTGTGCGCTACGACCACTACCCTGCGTGTTACGGCCTGTTGAGGACGATGCAGAGTCGGTAGCATTATTAGCCCGGTCGCGTGCCCGAGCATCTGTGCCAGCAGCATTATTGGCGGCGTCAGCGGCCTGCTGTGGCTTTAGTTCCAAGAACTTATCTCCCTCTGGGTGAGGCTGTAGGCCCTTGCCAGCACGAATTTCGTTGATGGTCTTTAGTTGGTTGCGAGCATCACGTTCGTCAATCTTGCTCTGAGTCTCAGAATCGGTAAGGCTAAGTTCATTAAGTTTAAACTTAAACACATTGGTTAGTTCACCGATAATTAGATTGACGCGCTTCTCTAGGCGGTCCTGCTCAGGCTGGCAAACCTGCTCTTTGAATGTCTTATCAGCATCACGGGCTGCGGCAAGGTTGACGTTGGTTGATAGTCCGGTCTTAATCGGAGGGGTGCGGTGAGCCATGAAGATTTCGTCACGGTTCATTTCACGGTATTTGTTGAACGAAGAATCCTGTGTCCCCGCCTCGACGGCATCCATGTTGAATTCGACCTTGGAGTTGGCTGAGTCTGGTGGTAGTGGGATATATAGGGTACGGTGATTCTTACCCTTTAGGTTAGTCATAAAGAATTCGTGAAGTTGACGCTCTGCATCTACTCCTAGTTCCGCGCCCTTAATGGTAATAACGTAACGAGGAACGGCCTTGTGCTCAAAGTAGTCAAGGTTAAATCGTGAAGCAAATTCGTCACCGGCCACGGCAGAAGCAGCAGACACAACGTCTGGCACACCGTAGAATGTGTTGGTTGGGTTGTACTTCTTAATATGAATAATCTCGTTTAGTTGGCGAGAAGTCTGAGTACCAAGTGGGTCTTTGGTCTTTTTATCTCCAAAGTTGCGGAAGAATGTAATAGCCTTTCCGACGATCTGAACATATCCATCGCGGGCGCGACGGATACGCATAGTTGTTGAGTTTACGTGTCCAACATATCCAATAGTTCCATCGGCTTTACGACCAACCTCAATATATCCATTACCAGTTGACTCGTAGTCAACCCACACCTTTTGAAGAACTTCGATGAAAGTGTCCTCAGCATTAAGAGCATCTAGTATATCGTCTAGTTGAATCTTCATACGGTTCAATTTTTTACGAAGTTTGGTGATATCGTCTGCCGTCTTTGCACTTTCAATCTTGTCAAGAGTCGCACCTGTCTCAGCCCAAGTGTATCCAAGACCGACGATGTTAGATGTTTTAGCGTTGCAGGCAGCATAGTTTGCTGAGTTGATCGTATAGATCGTGGCAAGATAATCTAGGTTATATGGAGGATGTACCACATTGAAGGCATCATATGCGGAAAAGTAGCCTGTCTCCACAGCATTAGACTTTGAGTCACCCTGCCCGGTGTAGGCTTTTTCCATGCGTGTAAGACGGCGCTTGGTATTAACGTCAAGTCCGTCAAGTGTCTTTAGTTCGCTGGCGTTTGCCGCGAATGTGTCCCCTGAATCTGATACACCCTTAGTTAGATCACCCATACTTACGTGGATAATCTGGGGAAGATCAGTCTCGGTACTTTCGACTTCTGAGGTCGTCACGTAATGCTCCTATGTCATATTCGTCTGGTGTTTCACCAGCAGCCATTCTGCGTACTTGTTCTGCGTGCTCGTCATCGCTAACGCGGCGAACACCTTCGATGAAAACAGCGTTACCATCGGGGAATCCATAGTGCTTGGCTACTGCGCACAGTTTGGCAATCCTGGCAATATCCCCGCGACGTGATGGAATGTTCAAAAGGTTGCCTTCATTGTCAGAAAGGTAGCGGCCCTCGGGAAGTTCCCATACATATAGACCAATATTGGTTTCGCTAACTACGCTAAGTTTACTCTCGCTCATAACCATCACTTTACCATTTTTGGCTCCATAAAGCCAAATTATGTCGTCTTGGGAACCAATTCCCACTTGTAAGAGTACAAAGTTGGCGTAATTGCGTCCGTAATGCTCAGAGAATCGACGCTAGTATGCGACCCGACAATAAGTCCTCGACTTGCAGCATAGTGCTCTGTCACTTGGGCGGCAGAGAGAACTGATGAGTACGCAGCCACTCCCATTACGTCCATAACCGGCGAAGTACCAACTCCGGTATAGTGTTGTGCTAGGCTAAACTTGGTTGTCACACCAGCAGCAACCGTCGCCACAAGATGTAGGTTTTGGGCAAGGTTGATAGTTCCACCCGATGTGAATGTTGCACCATTAAGATAAACGTTTGTGAATCCTACCCAGGACAGGGTTGTACCGGTAATGGTAATCGCATACTCTGTTCCGCCCGCGTTGTCTCGGACACAGAGGATTTCTCCTGTTCCCGAGCGTACTCGACATACTAACTCAACAGTGTTATAGGTGGCAGACTCAAATTCGAAACGCTGTGTTCCGGTAATCTTCATGTTCGGTCTGTCCAGCCCCTCATATACTCTATCATTTTCCTGATTTGAAACCCAGTTATATGTTGTGGTTAGGCACATCTTGTCAGAGTTAAGAGCCTTAATGTCAACATTGCTGAATATTTTGAAGTTGATGTAATCTAAGAATCCTACGTGGTCATCATCTGTGGTAAGGGTAACCTTAACTATAAATGGGCCGAGCACCTGTGCTCCGCCAAGTGTTCCTGTCTGTGGAAAGTTAGGGATAACGTCGCTCTTGTTCGCGGTGGTGAAACCAGATCCGTTATAGGAAACCGCAACTGTAAGGAATGTTGATTCTGCTCCGCCCCAATCCATGTGGTGATCAACATATGTTCCAGAGTAAGGCGCGGTGAAGGTATACTGCCACGTACCAATCGCCTTAGGGTTAAGGTTGGTATCTAGTAGGTAGTACACGGTTGCCAGCGTAGTTGAAAGAAGGTTGTCGTAATTACTAGAGAAAGTGGACGCTGCTGGTAGGTACTGGTAGAAATAGATTTCGTTAAGGAAGTCTACTCCGATACCGGTGTAGTCATAGTTAGAGCCCATGATAATCGTTGTATCATTTGTAATGGTAATTGGTGTAGAGATATAGTTTGATCCTGAATACTGATTAACGGTGGTTCCAGTTCCTCCTGAGTGCAGAAGAACCTGGCCTGGTTCAATCCAAATAGCAAAGTTAAAGTTGGCGGTGGTAGCCGTAGTGTAGGCATAATTGGTGATAGTCTCAGTACCATTGGGAGAAATAGTACGATAAACCATGGTGACAACACCAGTATTAGACACTTTCCATCCCCAAGAGTTACCAGTTTTATTGTCAAGGATGGTGAGTATCCACTTATCTGCACCAGCAAGGGTCGAGTTGACGATACCAGCGATAACACAGCCAGTATTGGACAGAGCACCTGTCGCCGCGCGAGTTGCATATGCAGTAGAGCCTAGTGTAAGTCTATTTGTGTTGAAGGTTGGAGTTACACTTACCCCAGCCAGAGCAGTCGCCAGGCGTGGCTGATCCTGCATTGACAGGTTACCATTTTTGTCTGTTCGGCAGTTGAAGTTTGTTCCGTAGTTCCAATTATTACGGTCAAGCGTAACATTGGCAGCGAGAGTATTAGACTTTTGTGTCATATCCCAATAGTATCCACCATCACGAATACACACGTCTGGAAAGTCATGGTATTCCATGCTTGCCTGGTATCGCTGCTGAACCTCTTCCTGAGAGACCGCGCGGGTATAGACGGATGGATGTGAAACACCAGCACCAATAGTAATTGTTGTTGCTGTTCCCCAGGAGAATGTAGACGGTAGTTGTGTCATATCCCCGCCCTCACCATTCACCATGACATAAATAGAATTAACTCCATAGACGGCGGCAACGTGATACACGTCATCTGCGGTTGGTACTTGCTTCCAGGCGTGGTACACGGTTCCATTAGAATCTACAACCTCAAAGACAAATCGATCATAGTCAAAGTATACTTTTGAAGTTGTACCATGACCCATGAGGGTCAGAGTATTATTACCGGCGCGGAGCGGGGAAGTCAGGAAATCAAAAGAGAATGCCTGAGTATTATTTGAGTTAGAGCATATATTTGGTGTATTAGTAACGGTTCCTGAGGCTGCCGAGACAACGCTGATTGGTACAATACCCCAGAGAGTCAGTCCTCCCGCGAACGCACTAGAGCCGAGACCTGAAACATCGTTTGCTGCGGTCGCGGTTAAATCAAATGGATAGTAAAGGGATGGCCTGTAACTCAGGACTTTATCTCTGTATGCCATGCTTTCATTTTACCATGAGAATCGACAAAGGGCGGCATTGCTGCCGCCCTTGCCGGTAACTAAGCCATCCTAAGGCGGGAGAGCGAAACTCTACCTGCATTATGGCCGAAACGACCTCTGCACTCCCCACGTTTCCGTGGACCCGGCAAATGACGTTAGTACGATTATAGCACAATCAGAAATGATTGTTCTGCTTACTATGGAGAAGTCCAGAAAAGGACGTTGTTGTGATAATACCAATCATCCTGCGCATTAGGATTGTTTGACGCCAGCGAACTAGATTGATCGGAGGCCAATCTTTAGGAGCATCGATGGGCCGGGAGTTGTTAGGTCTCCCGCCAGCCATTTCGTGTCCTTTGTGATTTCAGCAAGGTAGCGATACGTTGCTGCTGTCATAGCCTTTGTCTCTAGCCCATAATACCCTGTGATTCCACTTGGGTTTATGTTTCCGAGCCTTCCGGCCTTTAGTAGATATGCGCGCAGGGCTGTTTGGTAGATTGTAACATCGCCATTACGTAGGCCAAACTTTAGGTTGCTCAGATGAACGCCTGGGTTTGTCGTTACGGCCTTTGCAGCGGCAACGTAAGTGGGATAACGGTCATACCATGCCTTGAAAGAAGCCTGAATTTGGAGCCAGGCTGCATTGTTTGACGTGTACAGTTGACCGCCCCAACCGGACATTCCGAGGCCCCAAGACGACCAATCCTTGCCCTGCTTTGTAAATCTAGCAGCAGTCTGGGCATTGTATAGAGGGTCCAGAATCTTTGACCAGTCAAGATCTGCCTTGTGGATTTCGTTGAACTGGAATAGTCCATAGTCAAATGTTCCATTAGGGTTGGGGCCTCCGATGATATCGTAGTACCCGCCAGATTCAGCCATCGCCTTTGCCCAGGCAGAACGCCTTTGAAAAAGGCCCAATGGTGAAGTGGTGCCCTGGATATCTGGGTCCGGAAATCCGGCTTTTTTAAGTAGTTCATCTAATTGATATGCGTCTAGTTTGTGTAGTGTCATGCTGATACCCTGAATCCATATTTCTTACCTAGGGCGGTAAGAGACTTTAGCCCTGGGATACCATTGGCTGCTGCGCCAGTGTATCCTAGGTTTCTTTGCCAATGCTTGTACGAATCAATTGTTACGGTTCCGTAACAACCATCAACATACTTGCTTGATAGTAGACCTGCACGGTTAAGAGCCTTTTCAACAATAAGAACCTCTGTTGGGTAAGACTTCTTGCCCATCGGTGCTGGTGGATCGACTCGTGCGGCCTTTTGTACACGCGCAAGGGATATTGTAGGAATGATAATTGCGGCTGGCTTTGGTGGAGTAACTACTGCTGGGCGAAGATCGATCCAGCCACTAGGAGTGTAGTCAATCCAGCCGCGATACCTCATGCCCCATGCAGATGCGAAAACATTCCAAGGAACGAGGTCGATCTTACCGTCACGTCGAATATCGTTGCTATACACGTAACCATGCTGAGTTGAGGCAAAGGCTGTATGCCCATTACCGCTCGTTGCTGATCCGTAATAGGCAATTGAGCCTGGGGGTGGCGGGAATGATGTGTGGCGGTGCTTTAGCGGAGTAGTATTAAATGCTAGTCTAGCGGAAGTAGCCCATGCGCTTGCGCCTACACAGGAACGGACAAATCGCTGACACTGATTGTGCCAGCCGCCCAAATTGTGTCGCCTTTGGTACTCAGCATATGCCTGAGCCTGTTCAAAATTTCTCACGGTGCTTCCGTCCCATCATCTGTATCTACTTCTGGATCATTGTCGTCATAGGGTGACGCCAGATAAACGTCTTGTTCTAGGCCAGCGTCGATATCATCGATTGGCTCTGTCGGTAGGGTCGGATCTACGACCTCATCTGTTGGATCTATCATTTCGTCCTCCTAGTTTTCATTCTGATGATACCACAATTTCGGCCAAATCTACAACTTCACATTCTCCAGCGGCGCAGGCAAGGTCTTGTGATCCGGCTGTATTATCTTCGATTTCATAGAGTGGGAAGGCATTCCAGTCAATCTTGACCGGCATCTTCGTTATCCATTCGTTATATTCGGCCTCAGTAATGTCCTGATATGGGGCCTGCTGATAAATGTGCTCTGAATATGGTAGGAATGAAATTCCACCGACAGATTCCCAGTTTTCGTGTACCCAGGCGGCAACATC